GGTATTAAGAATGCGGAAGAAGGTTTTAAGAACTTAGATGCAATAGAAGAGAGGTGGACGAAATGAAGCGTTTATGTCCAGTATGTTTTGCGGAATTACCCGCACAAGCAAATTACTGTCCGGTATGCGGAAAATGTATGAGAAATATTGCGGAACAGACTAACCAGTATGTAGGATGCGTGCCAGTAACAACAGTAGTTGGAGTAAAGGATTGTGCAATTCACATTGGAGAAGAGAACGGATTAGATGCAACAAGTACAAACCGTACCACATAACTTATAGAAGAGGTGGTGGAATTGAAACATTTTAACATTGTAGTTATTAATGGAGAAGAAAAAGAAATCTCTTCTCTTTCCAAGGAAGAACGACAAAGGCTGGTAGACGAATGGAACCGGCGGGCGCTGGAGCATCTTGGATATAAGCGAGAGAAAACCGCTTAGGCGGTAGAAAGGAGGACAAGCCCATGAGAGTTAGAGACTGGATAGTGGTAGGACTGATGATGAACGGACTGCCGATGGCTATGTTTCTTCACTGGCTGTTCATAGGGTATCAGGTATGAAGAAAAGGAAGTGGACAATGAAGAGGATTGTGGACACGTTATTCGTGCTGGTGATCCTGGGAGACATTGCAACAATGATAATGTTCGTGATGATCTCCATCAAGATTCTGAAAATGCAGGAGGTGATTACATGGCTGATTCAGCAGGCTTAAAAGAAATCTTATTCCGGCATAGTGCGGAGCAGTGCAAGGTGTGTGAAGCCATTCAATTTGACCAGATAGGACATCAAATCGAGTATGAAAAGTTCAAGATGCTCCATGAGGTTATTGAGGAAGCTGACCTGGAGGACGAGTACCAGGAATGGAGACGTGCTTACGGATATGTATAGGAAGGTGGCGAGGATATGGAAGATAAGCAGAAGATTCTGGACCTTTTGTTGCCTGCTCTTCAGGCGACTCGTAATCTATCTGATCTGGTAGAACTGGAGTATCGGGAAGACCGAGAGCTGGTGTATGCGAAGTTTTCAAGTGGGAATCAGAAGATTGCCAATGTGGCATGTGATTCCGGAACAGCTCTGATCAGAGACGTGATCGAGCAGATTGTATAAAAAAGAGTGCTCTCATAAGCCCGGCAAGGCGAGAAGCACTCAAGAAAAATAAGTCAATTACATTATAAGAAAATAGGAGAAATAAGTCAAATGGCAATTAAAGATGTAGAGGTAAAAATCCAGTTATCTGAGCTGGAGAATGTGATTATGATAGCACATTGCATGGCAGTGAAAGAAGAAAATCTGTCAAGGGCAGAAGAGATTAAAGGCATTCATGTGTGCACAGTAATGCAGAAAATTATTAACGCACATCTGACTGGTGTAAAACCGATATCAGAGGAAGAGTTGCAAGATGCAAGAGAGGCAGATGCAATGGCGAATTTCTTATATCAGTTTTTTATAGGAGGTAATGGCGGTGAAAACACTGAAAATCACAACAGATAACAAGATTTCCATCATTGATGTAGACGTCGATGATCACAAAGCTCTTCGGCAGGCAATTGGCGGATATGTTGAGACAGTGCATACAGGAGTGATGCATGAGTATTTTAAGGCACCGGTTCTGATGCTGGTGGACGAGGAAGGTTTGCTTAAGAGACTTCCAATTAATGAAGTGGCGTCTCATTTCTACGGTTATCAGGAGCATGGACATATCATTGTCGGAGATGTAATCTTCGCCATTTCGCTTGGTGAGAACATGACGGGACTTGGAGAACGGGATTCGGAACAATGGATGCAGAAGATGCTGAATGATTTCCCGATATTGGTGAAAGGAGAAGAGAACATTGACGGCAACTAATTATGAAATCCAGGAGAATATCCTGACATTAGAAAAAGAGAGTGAATCAGATGTCTATCACAAAGAATTGAATCTGATTAGTTGGTATGGGAATCCAGCAAAGCTTGATATCAGAGGGTGGTCTGATGACCATACCAAGATGACAAAGGGAATCAGCCTCACTGAGGAGGAATTCATAAATATCGCCCGGGCAGGGCTTGAAAAATTAGGAGGTAATGCATAATGGCACAGATTACAGTTACATTTGATAGTTTTGAGGATATGAGGGAGTTCGCAGAAAAATTTCTTGGTACTGAGAAAGACCCAGTCAGCCTGGGGGGAAATGTGATGCCCGTACAGTCAGCACCGGTAACACCAGTTACGTCAGTAGCACCCGTGACGCCGATTACGCCCGTACAGTCAGCACCGGTAACACCAGTCGCACAGCCGGCGCCAGTCACACCCGTACAGACAACTCCCGCAGCGCAGACAGTTCCGGTCACACCGGTACAACCGGCAACGTCTCCAGTACCGACAACGGAGCGTACATATTCGCTGGACGAGCTGGCAAACGCAGCCATGACGCTGATGGATAAAGGAATGCAGAATCAGCTGCAGGAACTTCTTGCAAGTTATGGCGTGGAGGCGCTTCCGGCACTCCCAAGAGAAATGTACGGGAACTTTGCAACAGCACTTAGAGGAATGGGGGCAAATATCTAATGGGACATGCAGAGAGAGCACATGCGCTTTTAAGCGCGTCAGGTGCACACCGTTGGCTGGTGTGCACGCCAAGTGCAAAGCTGGAAGAACAGTTTCCGGACTCTACTTCGGAAGCAACAAGAGAAGGTACGCTGGCGCATGAACTGGCAGAGTTAAAGGTACGGCATTATTTTTATACTACAGATTTTGGAAAGAGAAAATATACGACAAGAGTCAATAAGCTGAAAAAAGAGGAACTCTGGAAGGACGAGATGGAGCGGTACACCGATGAATACTTAGAGTACTTGAAGGTCACAGCCCTCAATCTGACGTCGGCGCCGTATGTTGCAATCGAGCAGAAGTTAGACTTAGGCACTTGGATCCCGGAAGGATTTGGCACTGCAGACTGTGTAATGGTGTACGGCAATACGGTGCACGTCTTCGACTTCAAGTACGGAAAAGGAGTACAGGTAGATGCAGAACAGAATCCACAGATGATGCTATATGCACTGGGCGCTTATAACACCTACAAAATGTTGTATCCGATAACGCAGATCCAGATGACGATTGTGCAGCCACGCATCGACCATGTATCGGAATGGTCCTGCACTCTGGAGGAACTGTTGGACTTCGGTGAAAAGGTCAAAGAAAAAGCTGCACTTGCAATGGAAGGAAAAGGTGAATATCACCCGGACGAAAAAGCGTGCCGGTTCTGCCGTGCAAAGGCTCAGTGCAGGGCGAGATCTGATTATAACGTGAAGAAGGCGTTCAATATCGGTGAACTTCCACCGCTGATCAGCGTGGAAGAAGCAGGAAAAAGACTTCTGGAATTACAGGATGTCGTTAAGTATCAGAAAGATCTGCAGGAGTGGGCGTTAAGTGAATGTCTTGCAGGAAAAGAAGTTCCCGGCTGGAAGGCGGTAGAGGGAAGAAGCACAAGAGACTGGACGAACATGGATGACGCATTCGAGAAACTGATCAGCACAGGAGTATCCCCGGAAGAGATGCTGTATGAAAAGAAACCGCTGACTCTTGCACAAGTGGAAAAAATGGTCGGAAAGAAAGAATTCCAGGAAGCAGTCGGAGAATTTATTAAGAAGAGACCAGGAAAGCCGACGCTGGTGAAAGAATCGGATAATAGAGAAGCAATTACGAACAGAGTGACAGCCGAACAGGCATTTAAGGAGGAAAACTAACATGGATAATTTATGTAACGTAACAACAGGAAGAGCAAGATTTTCATTTGTACATTTATATAAGCCTTATGCATATCAGCCGGGGCAGGAAGAAAAGTATCAGGTAACGGTCCTGGTTCCGAAGAGTGATGTGGATACCAAGGCGAGAATCGATGCAGCCATTGAAGCCGCGAAGCAGAAGGGCATTTCTGAAAAATGGAACGGAATCTGCCCGCCGATCGTTTCGACTCCTGTCTATGATGGAGACGGAGTGAGACCATCTGATGGAATGGCATTTGGACCAGAGTGTAAAGGACACTGGGTATTTACAGCATCAGCAAAAGCAGATTATCCACCGGAAATCGTAGACGCAATGGGAAACCCCATCATTAATCAGTCTGAGGTATACAGCGGAATGTACGGACGTGTCAATGTGACTTTTTTTCCGTATATGTTCGGGGGAAAGAAAGGAATCGGCTGCGGACTGGGACCGGTACAGAAACTGGAAGACGGAGAGGTACTTGGAGGAAGCATGCCGAAAGCATCAGCAGTATTCGGAACAGGCGTGACAAACGCTCAGCCAGTTACAGGAGCATTACAGCCTGTTGCTGGCAGCGCACAGAGAATCAATCCAATCACGGGCTTACCAATGTAATAAGGGAGAGGGCGTATTGCCCTCTTCAGCTATCAGAAGGAGAACATGATGAGACACTTAAGTATAGATATCGAAACAAAAAGCAGTGTTGATATTGGAAAGGCTGGATTATACCGGTATGCACAGTCTGATGATTTTGAGATCCTTCTGTTCGCATATCGATATGGCAATGAAGAAGTCCAGATCATAGACCTTGCACAAGGGGAAAAAATACCGGAGGCAATTGTAGAGGACTTGAAAAATTCAAGTATCATGAAGCATGCGTACAATGCAGCCTTCGAATGGTACTGTCTGAATCGCGCCGGTTACATGACTCCTCTGGGACAATGGAAATGTACCATGGTCCACGGACTTTATTGTGGATATACTGCAGGACTGGACGCTACAGGAAAAGCAATCGGACTGCCACAGGATAAAAGAAAGCTCGCAACTGGAAAAGCCCTGATCCGGTATTTTTGTGTACCTTGCAAACCGACGAAGAGCAATGGAAATCGCTCATGGAACCTGCCGAAGCATGCACCGGAAAAATGGGAGTTATTCAAAGAATACTGCCGGCAAGACGTTGTGACAGAGAGTGCTATTCTGGCAAGACTGGATGCATTTCCAGTACCGGACGAAGAAGAAAAATTATGGCAGATGGATATCCGCATGAACGCTTTTGGGGTAAAGGTGGATTCGGAACTGATCCGGGGTGCTTTACAGGTCCATGAGCAGAGTACAATTCTTCTCGAGAATGAAGCAAAAGAAATAACGGGACTGGATAACCCGAATAGCTCCACACAGTTACTGGACTGGATCCATAAACACGGGGTGGAAATGGACAACCTGCAGAAGGCGACTGTAACAGAAAAGTTAGCTGATGATCTTCCGGACAATGTGAGACGGGCGCTGGAAATTAGGCAGCAACTTGGAAAGACGTCAATCAAAAAGTATGTGGCTATGGACGTAGCGAAAGGAAACGATGACCGGGTACGGGGACTCACACAGTATTATGGCGCGAACCGAACAGGACGATGGGCGGGACGATTGGTGCAGATGCAGAACCTTCCGAGAAACTATATCAAGTCCCTGGACTATGCAAGAAAACTTGTAAAGGCTCAGAACTATGACGGAATCAAGCTCTTATACGGGAATGTGCCAGACACATTGTCACAGCTTATCCGGACAGCGTTTATCCCATCAGAAGGAAATAAATTCGTGGTCGCGGACTTTTCTGCGATTGAAGCCAGAGTCATAGCCTGGCTGGCAGGAGAGACATGGGTCAATGAGGTATTTGCCACCCACGGGAAGATCTACGAGGCTACTGCATCTCAGATGTTCCATGTACCTATTGAAAAGATTGCAAAAGGGAACCCCGAATACGCTCTCAGACAGAAAGGAAAGGTGGCGACCCTTGCACTGGGATACCAGGGAGGCTCTAACGCACTGATTGCAATGGGAGCATTAAATATGGGATTATCAGAAGAGGAACTTCCGGATATTGTCCACAGATGGAGAAGTGCGAACCCGCGGATCCGTGACTTGTGGTATGCAGTCGAAGAGGCAGCTCTTGCAGCCATGCAGACTGCTCAGCCACAGGCAATCTACAATCTCATTTTTAATCTTGAGAGCGATATCGTATATGGGCAGAATTTTCTGACCATCCAGCTCCCGAGCGGGCGGAAGTTATATTACCCGAGACCGTTCCTCAAAGAGAATCAGTTCGGGAAGATGGCGATCCATTACTATACGGGCGGACAGCAGACGAGAAAATGGGAAGTGACCTCTACCTATGGTGGAAAAATGACGGAAAACATTGTGCAGGCGATTGCAAGGGACTGTCTGGCAGAGACTTTAAGAAGAATTGACGCAAAGGGATTACAGGTCGTATTCCATGTGCATGATGAGGTCATCATCGATGCTCCGATGGATACGACAGTCGAAGAGATCTGTGATCTGATGGCAGAACCGATACCCTGGGCACCGGGGCTGATCTTAAAGGGTGCAGGATTTGAAAGTAACTATTATATGAAAGACTAGGAGGCCGGAAGGTGGAAAATAACAGAACACTGCTGATCAGCATGGCAGGAACACGAAAAACTAAACACTGGCCGAGAACAGAGCTTACATGGGCAGAGTTCGTGGAGAAATTAAAGACACCGGTACGCAGTACAGAAACGCTGGAAGAGTACCTGAGCTATGCGAAAGTAAAACAGGACGAGCTAAAGGACGTGGGCGGTTTTGTAGGAGGAGTATTTGCCGGAGATATAAGAAAGGCAGCTTATGTAGAAGGGAGAGACCTTCTGACACTGGACCTGGACAATATTCCGACAGGAAGGACCGAGGATATCCTGAAGCGCGTGGCAGGGTTAGGCTGTAATGCAGCCGTTTACAGTACCAGAAAGCATTGTGGGTACAAGCCGAGGTTAAGAGTTATTGTACCACTGGACAGGACCGCCAGTGCGGACGAGTATGAACCGGCGGCTAGAAAACTTGCGTCCCTGATCGGAATCGAATTCTGTGATCCGACGACATTTGACGTGGCAAGACTGATGTACTGGCCGAGCTGCTGCAGAGACAGTGAGTATGTCTGTGAGGTATATGACCGTCCGTTCTGCAGTCTGGAAGGGCTCCTTGGGATGTATGGAGACTGGACGGATATCTCACAATGGCCACAGGTACCGGGAACAGATGCTGTGGAAAGACGCAGACTTGCAAAGCAGGAAGACCCGACAGAAAAGAAGGGAATCATCGGAGCATTCTGCAGGACCTACAGCATCACTCAGGCAATGGAGAAGTTCATTCCGGGAATGTATGAGCCTACGGTCATGGAGGGCAGATACACTTACACAGGAGGTTCTACCATTGGCGGTGCTATCGTTTATGACGGCGATCTATTCTTATACAGCCACCATGCAACAGACCCATGTTCCGGGTTACTGGTCAATGCGTTTGATCTGATCCGGCTGCACAAATTTGGAGACCTGGACCAAGAGGCGAAAGAAGGAACACCGAACAGTAAACTGCCTTCCTTTATGGCTATGACAAAGCTTGCAAGCAACGATAAAACGGTATCAGCATTGTTGGCAAAGGAAACATTTGAAAAGGCACAGAATTCCTATGAACAGGTAGAACAGCCGGAAGAACTGGACCTTGCGTGGCTGGATCGGCTTACAAGAGATGGGAATGGAAAGATAGCCAAGACCATCAATAATGCAGTACTGGTACTGGAAAATGACCCGCTGTTAAAAGGGAAGATCGTGACGGATGAATTTGCCAACTGTGGACTTATCCTCGGCAAAGTGCCGTGGAGCAAAGAGGAAGGAAAGCGCAGATGGAAAGACGAAGACGATGCGGGATTCTATAACTACATGGAGCTGTTCTATGGGATTACCGGAAGGGACAAGCTGGACAGCGCCCTTCTGATCGTGAGCAGCCAGAACAAGATCAATGATGTAAAAGAGTATTTAAAAGGACTGACCTGGGACGGAAAAAAGCGCATCGACACTTTGCTTTCGGATTATCTGGGCGCAGAAGATAACGTTTATACGCATGCAGTCATGAGGAAATCCTTGTGTGCTGCAGTCGCAAGAGCCATAGTCGGTGCAGTGAAATATGATTACATGCCAATCTTTACAGGACCGCAGGGAATTGGAAAGAGTACATTCTTAAGTATTCTTGGAAAGGAATGGTTCTCGGATTCCTTGACCAGTTTCGAAGGTAAGGAATCCGCGGAGCTGATACAGGGAACGTGGATCAATGAGGTCGGGGAACTGACGGCCATGACCAAGCAGGAGACCAATGCGGTCAAGCAGTTCTTAAGTAAGACGGACGACATCTACCGCGCTGCTTACGGGCGCAGGACGAATAAATATCCTAGGCGGTGTGTGTTCTTCGGTACCAGTAATGAGGAAGAATTCTTAAAGGATATGACAGGGAATCGCCGGTTCTGGCCGGTGGATGTCGGGGTGCACCAGGCAAAGAAATCCGTGTGGAACGAACTGCCACAGGAAGTGGACCAGATATGGGCAGAGGCTTATATGTACTGGAAAATGGGAGAACCCTTATACATGTCCAGAGAAGAGGAAGAAATGGCTGTAGAGATGCAGGAGATCCACAGAGAGTCTTCCGGGAAGGAAGGGATTATCAGGGAATTCCTGGAGCGCAAGATACCATCGAACTGGGATTCCTTAGACCTGTTCCAAAGGCGCTTGTACTGGAATGGGAATCTGCGGTTAGACGACAAAATAGAGCTTGTAGACAGGGATAAGGTATGCGCCCTGGAGATATGGACGGAGTGTTTTGGAGGCGAGGCGAAATACATGAAACGGACAGACAGCAGGGAAATCAATCAGATTTTATCCAGTCTGAAAGGATGGAAACCGAATCGGTCAAAGCGGAGATATGGTCCTCACGGGATTCAAAAAGGGTTTGAACGCGTTACCGCAAGTGTTGACATAGTAGAAAAATAACGGCAACTTAATGGCAACATGGCAACGGACGAAAAATGAGCATGTTGCCAATGTTGAAAAAGAAAATTTAAAAGTGCAACGGATTTGGAAACGGGGAAACCGCTGAAAATAAAGGCTTTTCTATATTATGTTGCCAATGTTGCCATATTTTACATATGAAGATAGAAATAAATAATAAAAAATATATATAGCGTACATAACGCACATAATACAGGGGTACATATACGTGTGTACGCGAGGAACAGTAACGGGAGGGTTGCAAAATGCTGGAGCGGGAAATTGAAAAGAAACTGGTGGATGGTGTACGAAAACTGGGAGGCAGGGCGTATAAGTTCGTGAGCCCGGGGAACGATGGAGTGCCGGACAGAATCGTGGTACTTCCGGGAAGAGTGCCTAAGTTCATCGAACTGAAAACGGAGACCGGAAGATTATCAAGTCTGCAGAACGTGCAGATCAAGAGGCTTAAGGATTTAGGACAAGATGTCCGGGTCCTGTATGGTCTGGAAGACGTGAAGAGATTTTTGGAGGAGATGCAAAATGGAATTTAGACCACATGCATACCAGGCGCACTGCATTCAGAAAATCATTGAGATACATAAGATCGGACTGTTCCTGGACATGGGACTTGGAAAAACAGTCACAACGCTGACGGCAGTCAAAGAACTAAAGTATAACCGCTTTCAGGTCAGAAAAGTCTTGGTGATCGCACCGAAGAAAGTGGCAGAGGGGACCTGGACGAAGGAAAAGGATAAATGGGAGCACACCAAAATGCTCCGGGTATCACAGGTACTTGGGAGTCAGGCAAAAAGGATCCGGGCGTTAAATACCCCGGCAGATATTTATATTATCAACCGGGAAAACGTATGCTGGCTGGTGGATTATTACAAGCAGTCATGGCCGTTCGATATGGTGATCGTGGACGAGTCCTCATCGTTCAAGAGCCATAAGGCGAAACGGTTCAAAGCATTGGCAAGCATGGGAAGCCACATCGACCGCATGGTGGAGCTGACTGGTACGCCATCACCGAACGGACTGGAAGACCTTTGGAGCCAGATATTCTTACTGGACGGAGGCGAAAGACTTGGAAAACGATACACACAGTTCCGGGAACGATATTTTGATCCGGGTGACCGGGGACAGAACATCGTGTATAACTACAAAGCAAAACCGGGGACAGAAGAAAGTATCCTGTCCAAGATATCGGACATCTGTATCAGCATGAAGGCTGAGGATTATCTGCAGCTTCCGGATATCATTTATCATCAGGTGCCGGTGACTTTGGACACGAAAGCAGAGAAAGCCTATAAGGATCTGGAACGGAAAATGGTATTGGCACTTCCGGAAGACGAGGAGGAGATCAGTGTGACCAGTGCAGCAGCTTTGAGCAATAAATTATTACAGCTGTCGAATGGGGCAATCTACGATGAGGATCATGAGGTGCATGAAATCCATAGCTGCAAGATCGAGGCTTTTCTGGAACTAATCGAAAGCCTGCAGGGAAAATCAGTTCTGGTATTTTATAATTTCCAGCATGACAGGACACGGATACTGGAAGCACTGGGCAAACTGAATCTCCGGGTGAGAGAGTTGCACACGACAGAAGACGAGGATGCCTGGAACCGGCACGAGGTCGATGTGCTGCTGACACACCCGGCAAGCAGTGCCTACGGTTTGAACCTGCAGCAGGGCGGGAACCATGTGATCTGGTTCGGACTGACCTGGAACTATGAATTATATATTCAGGCGAATAAACGATTGCACAGGCAGGGGCAGGAGGAAAAAGTAATTATCCATCATCTGGTGAGCAGCGGGACAAGAGACGAGGACGTTATGCTGGCGCTGGAAAAGAAGGACGATGTGCAGAACTGGGTCATGGAGAGTCTGAAAGCAAGAATCCGGAAGATACGACAGGAGGTGTAAAGTGATGCACTTAAGCGAGGCAAAGAAAAAAAGCATGATAGAAAAATGGGTGGAGAACCATAAGACACCGGTTATTTGTCCCGGATGCAATGAAGTCATCCGGGAGGACGAAGATCTTGAAAGTGTCGAGTATGTGAAGACAAAGAGAAAAACTGAAATATTTTTTCATCGAGAATGCTACAGAAAAGTGTGGAGATAAGAGAACAGACAAAACGACGAAGGAGTTGAGGATAATGAGCGATAAAACAATACAAATAAATGCAGACCAGAGCTTTAGAGATGTGCTTGCAACTATTCTCGAAGGAATGGACAATGGCGAAACAGATACATGTGCGATGGAATTCAATATTGGAGCTTACAAGCTGATAATTGACATGACTGTCAGTGTGGAGAAAGGAGAACAGACAGATGCAGAGATTGACACATAAAAGAGAGAGCGGTATGAAATCCGGATACTGGTCCCCGAACAAGAAGCAGGAGCTGGTGGACAGATTGGCAATGTATGAAGATGCTGCAGAGAAAGATAGCTTCGGTAAGTGGATTCCATGCAGTGAGAGATTACCAGAGGAGGGGCAAGATGTGTTGGTTTACACTGAAAAGGGATATGGAACATATAAATATTTATTCGCTCGTCATACAGTTGTGAATTACACAGATTGCTGGAAAAACGCACGTACAGGTCTTTCTATTTTCTACAATGTCATTGCCTGGACGCCGTTGCCAGAACCATACAAGGAGGGAGTAGATGAATAATGCAGAGCTTATAGAGCATTTGGTAGAACTGGAACGCTCGATGACGAAAAAGGTAGATGCAGATGTGGAAGCGTTTAAAGAAAAACAGAAACGGGAACTTACGGATTATGAGACTAAGAAAGTGTGGGAGTCCAATGGATATAGTCAGGCGTTAGTAGATGTTCGGAATCTTTTGAAGGAGGGAGAATTAGATGAGTTACAAAGTTGAGAAAAAGATTATTTGTGAGGAAACAGGAAAGGAGTTCTGTGTTGGCGATACCGTATCCATCAGATATTCCAATGGTGGAGGCAATGGGTGTTGTGAAATTACCAAGATTACAGATACCGGATTTCATTTCAACAATGGCGGAAGAAGAGACAAGAATGTGCAGCTCAAGGATATAGCAGAGCTGCAGTAGCAGAACGACGAAGGAGTTGAGGATGATACAAATTAAAGATTTCAGCAAGCCGATAATGTTACCGCATAATCAGCTTGCGCCGTCGGCAATATTCAAATTCAATGACCGGGTATTTATAAAAGTATCTGAGGCTTATACTGATGATTTTAGCAATTCTTATGATTTTAGCAAAAAGCAGTTAGTACAATTCAGTCCAGACACAGAGGTAGAATACGTGAGAGGAACATTGATATTACACAGAGGAGATTGGAGTGAGGATAATGAGCGACAGTAAATGCCAGCGCCTCGATGCCATATCAGACCGTGACCAGATGGCTGAGTGTGAACCTTGTGAGCACGCGAAGAGGTTTATGAAGAGACCGGCGTATTATGGAGTGCTGGGATATCTGAGGCACAAGAATATTAATACAGGGGAGGAGATAGGACGTGGAGCAGGAAGTGAAAACAGAGAACGAACAGAAGAAGGAATACCTCCGGAGCTATAAGGATCATGTGAGAAGGGTCAACCGGATCTCGGAAGAAATCAAGGAGCTGCGTGAAATGATGATGTCCACGAAGGCGATTAATTATGACGGCATGCCTCATGGATCCGGAGGGCAGGGAGATCTGTCCGGAGAGGTGGCACGTATCCAGGGATTGATTGATGAACTCAAGAGAGAACGTGGACTGAGGATTATGACGTATCAGGACATTGCAAGGAGAATCAAGAAGCTTAGATCAAGGAATGAGGATGATGTATTGTTCTACCGGTATATCAAGGGTATGGAGTGGTATGAGATTGCAGAAACTATGAGCTATTCAGAGAGACAGATTCACAGGATCCACGGAAAAGCACTGGCTCATTTTCGGCTTCCGGAAGAAGATGTCAGTGAATGTCAGTAGTGAATGTGGTAATATGGTATCGTCGAAAGACAAACAAAAATACAGTGAGTTCTCCTCAAGAATGAATTCGAATTAGGCATCTGATGACGCGGGTGTCTTTTTCGTTGTAAAGAATATGTGTAAAAATTAAATGTTTTGTAGTATAATATCAAAAAAGGAAAGGGAGAACAAACTGATATGGATAAAACATTACTGAAACAGGTAGTAAAAAGAATGAATGTGCTTACTACTGATATCAAAGTTGAAGGATATACAGAGCAGGAAGTTGAGCAAGTTGTTCAACAGTTAATCGAGGATGGAGTTGCAAGAAAAAGTAAAGGAATAAGTTTTGGACGAAACGCTTTAGGAGCAACGGGAAGTCCTAAGGAACAAGAAGGATATTCTGTTGATGAATATAAATTAAAAAATTTATATCGCATAGATAGAATGGGAAATGAAGTATAGTTAGATATTTAGGCACCCTCCGGGGTGCCTTTCTGATGCAATAAAACAAGAAAGAGAGAGGTGGTGACGTGGCTGATGTAAAAGAACAAATCAAAAATGATTACTTATCCGGTGTCTCTCCGAAGAAATTGTCGGAGAAATATGACACCAGTTTGAATACGATAAAGAGCTGGATCAAGCGTTACGGCTGGTCGAAGCTTAAGAAAGAGCGGGGTGCACCTTCTAAAGTTGAGGGTGCACCCTCTGTCGTACCCGGAAAAAGGAAACGGGGAGGACAGCCAGGGAACAAGAATGCAACTGGTCCACCAGGAAATAAACACGCTGAGAAGTTCGGATTCTTTTCCAAGCACCTTCCGGAAGAGACATTGTTCATTATTCAGGAAATGCCGGAGAATCCGTTAGATGTTCTGTGGGACCAGATACAGATTGCATATGCTGCTATTATCCGGGCGCAGAAGATCATGTATGTCCGTGATCAGGAAGACATGACAAAGGAAATGACCTTGGATGGTAGCGAGGCTACTGGATACGATGTGCAGCAGGCGTGGGATAAACAGGCAAACTTCTTAGCAGCTCAAGCAAGAGCTCAGAAGACTCTTGAGGGCATGATTAACCGATATGAAGATTTGTTGCATAAGAACTGGGATCTTGCTACAGAAGAACAGAGAGCTAGAATTGAGCAGATTAAGGCTAATACAGACAGGTTAAAATCTGGCGGAAATGATGATGGAGAGGGCGGTGTGGTGATTGTCAACGACGCGCCAACAGGTGAAGATATCGGACATTGTGATACCGAAGTATCTGGCGATATTCAACAACAGGAAAGTTAAGCACATCATCCTGACTTCCGGACGTGCCGGCACGAAATCCAGCTATGCTGCTATTCGAACCGATTACCAGATTGTATCAGATCCGCATGGCTCTGCAGTAGTTCTTCGTAAGCATCACAATAAGCTCCGGAAGACGGTGTACAAAGAAATGATCCGAGGGATTAACCGGTTGGGAATTTCGAAGAACAAATTCACGATCACGAAATCCCCGATGGAAATCACTTATAAAAAATACGGTACGACCATTTACTTCTCCGGATCAGACGGCATCGACGATACGAAAGGTATTATCGATGAGGATAAACCAATTAAGCTGGTAGTGTTGGATGAGCTGACGGAGTTCTTCGACGATGGCGAAGGCGAGGATGAGCTAAGTAATATCGAAGCGACATTCGTTCGAGGTAACAGTAGCGGATTCCAAATGATTTATTTGTATAATCCTCCGAAGAATCCAAATGCACCAATCAATCAGTGGTGCAAGAAGATGGAGAAACGTGAGGACTGCATTCATATCCACACGGATTACAGAGATGTTCCGGTCAGCTGGCTTGGACAGGCGCTGGTTGATTCTGCAGAATCTATGAAGCGGGCAGATGAAAAGATGTACCGCTGGGTATGGCTTGGACAGGCAGTCGGTGTAGATGAGCTTATCTATTACATGTTTGGAGACCGGCACAGACAGAAGCCTGATCCGAACAGAAGATATGACAGAATTTATATTGGCGGTGATTATGGTCAACAGAATGCGACGACATTTGAAGCATTTGGACTTGATACGTATCGAAAGAAATTTCCAGGACTGGGAGAGTATTACCACAGTGGCCGTGAGACGGGAAAACAGAAGAGTCCGTCAGAATATGCACAAGACTTGGTTGAGTTCATGAATGAATTGCATGAGCAGTATGACAACCGGGTCTTTTATATTTTTCTGGATCCCTCTGCAAAAGGACTTGCGGAGGAAATCAGACGGGCGACCAGAGCAGTGAGCCTGGATTATCAGGTATTTCTAAGAGATGCTGAAAACGATGTGGCACTTGGAATCAGCCGTGTGCAGAAAGTGTTATGTTTTGACATCATGAGCGTATCCCCAAAACAGGAATATGCGGTAAGTGAGTTCGGTACTTACGAGTACGACAAGAAATCCATTGAAAAAGGCAAGGAAGTGCCTGTAAAAGAAGATGATCACTGCATGGACGCAATTCGATATTGTGTTATGGGAGCTTGGAAGAGGTTAAAATATTGGTTGCCAAAAGACGAAACGGAAGAAATAGATGTATGCGATATTAGCAGGAAGGAGGTAGAGGACGATGAATATCTTTAATTATTTCAAAAAAGCTGGAATCGATACGGTAGATGCTTCATTCTATCGGAAGATAGCAGAGTGGGTATCCTGGTATGAAGGAAATGTCAGAAATTTCTCTTTTTACAAGGTATATGGCGGACGTGGAACATATAAGCGCTGCCGGAGAAAAAGCATGGGGATGGCAAAGAAACTGAGTGAAGATATTGCTGATCTCCTGCTCAATGAAAGGGTTACAATTACTCTGGACGATGAGGCTACGCATAATTTTGTGCATCAGATCCTTGATGATAACCGTTTTCTTGTTATGGGAAACGATTACCAGGAACGGAAAGCATTCACCGGGACGGTCGCGTATATCCCATATTTGGACAACGCTGAGATCGCAGAGGACGGGACAGTGATTTCCGGAAAGATCAGCATCAATTATGTGGACGCACCGAACATTTTCCCGGTCAGTTGGAACAACGGCAAGGTGACAGAATGTATTTTTGCATTTCCACATACCGTAGCGAGAAAGAAATATGTCCAGTTGCAGTCGCATCTCTTAGAGAATGGTGAATATGTAATTAAAAACACAGTGTTACGGTGTGATTCTGGAAGCCAGGAGGGTACGGAGTTACCTGAGAAAGAGTGGAAACAGTTAAAACCATTCAAGGAGCTTGCAAAAGAAGTAAGAACGGGATCCAGCGAGGCGCAGTTCGTGATTGACAGGCTGAACATTACGAACAATGCTGATGAAAACAATCCGATGGGTGTTGCAATCTTCGCAAATGCAATTGATACGCTCAAGAAGCTGGATATTGAGTATGATTCATACTGCAATGAATTCGAGCTTGGAAGAAAGCGTATTTTTGTACGTCCGGAGATGTTGATCAACGCAGATGGTACACCAGCATTTGACCCAGACGACAGTGTATTTTATGCACTCCCGGAAGATGATGCAAATGGAGAAGGACTTCTGAAAGAAATTGATATGTCTCTCCGGGCAGAGCAGCACAGCAAGGCAATCAATGATGATCTGAATTATCTGTCGCTAAAATGTGGATTTGGTACAGACCGATATCAGTTCGGGGCGACTGGAGCTAAGACAGCCACAGAGATTATTTCGGAAAACTCGGATATGTATCGAATGATCAAGAAGCATGAAATACTTTTGGAAGATGCTCTGAGGCAGTTGATTCAAATTATAATCCGTCTGGGAATGATACTGGGGAACACACTGAATTCTGAATGCGAAATCACCATTGACTTTGATGATTCAATCATTGAGGACAAAGAGACAGAGCGGAGCAGAGACCGACAAGATGTCAGTATGGGAGTCATGAGTCTGGCAGAGTACCGTGCTAAATGGTATGGAGAATCAGAAGAAGATGCTGCTAAGAATCTCCCAGAGCAAAATCAGGTGATGGAGTAATATGAAAGATGATTACAAGAATAAGCTTGCAAGTAAGATTGCTTCCAGGTATCAGGATTTGGAAGAGTGTATCATGCAGGATATTGTCCGGAGGATTGTGAAAGCTGGTGAAATAACCAGTACCGCAGATTGGCAGATTAACCGGTTACGGATTTTGGAATACTCCTCCGAGGATATTGAAAAAGAAATCAAAAAGGCGCTCAATGCTTCTTATCCGGAAATGTTTGAGTTATACGACAAGGTGATCAACTGGGAATATGTTCGGAATAAGGATATATATGAACAGATCAACGCCGAGTACATACCATTCGAAGAGAACGGACAACTCAAGCAGATTACAGAAGCAATCATTGACCAGAGTTTTGATGATTTGGAGAATGTGACTAATTCACTCGGCTTCTATCTGGACTACGGCAATGGTCAGAAGGTATTGACGCCACTTTCTCAAGTGTATACCAAATACCTTGATGCAGCGTGCTATGATATCGTGACCGGAGCATTTGATTATAACAGTGTGTTGCGTAGAGTTGTGACACAGCTCACCAACAGCGGACTCCGGCAGATTGATTATTCTTCCGGGAGAGCTAATCGGGTTGATGTGGCTGCAAGAAGAGAGGTCATGACTGCAGTCAGTCAAATTACCGGAAAGATATCTGAGTACAACGCACAGAAGCTTGGCACCGAGTATTTTGAGGTGGAGTGGCACGCCGGAGCACGTCCGACTCATGCAGTCTGGCAGGGGCGTGTCTGGTCAAAGGAGCAATTGTATTCAGTCTGTGGACTGGGTACTGTGACTGGACTTCTGGGAGTCAACTGTTATCATACTTATTATCCGTTCTTCCCTGGCATTTCACAGCGCAACTGGTCTGATGATTGGCTGGAGGAGCAGAACCGGAAAGAGGCAGAACCTAAGTCATTTGACGGCAAAGAATATACTTTGTATGAAGCCAAGCAGAGGCAACGTCAGATGGAAACAGCTATGAGAGCGCAACGCGAGAAAGTGCGATTACTGCAGCATGGTGGCGCTGATCAGGATGAAATTATTCTGCACAAAGCGAAATATCAGGGACAGCTTAACGAGTATTCCCGGTTCTGCAAGAAGATGAGTCTCACGGAAGAGCGTGAGCGTATTTATCTGGATATGATGGGAAGGATTGCTACGAACAACAAGAGCCAGAATTCCATATTCCATCCAGAAATGATCAAGAACGCATCGAAAGATGTGGCTCAGTATAAGAGATACAAAGAAGTTCTTGGAGATTCTGTTGGTTCACTTGCTAAGTTCGGGCAGGTGAAATATAATGATAGTGAACAGTGGGAAAAGCTTCAAAATAGATTTTCCACATATCTTGAGATTAACAAGAAAGATTGGTCGGAAGAATTTAAGAGTAAATCAAAACAGGCATATGATAGATTCAGAGAGCAAGGAGAAGAATTATCAGTTCATGCTTTGAGTCGATTACCAAGATTAAATAAGCCAGGATATGAAGTGATTCACGAAGAAGATGTGCTCGATCTAATAAAAACTATGCCGAATTATTCTGAAGGAGAAGAGAAAATGATTTGGTTCAGCCCAAGCAAACAGCTTGTAGTTATAAAAAATAAAAACTCCGGTGATATAGTTAGTATTGTTCGAAGGAAAAATAAAAAGGAGGAATGGACGGATGCAGGTCTTTAGAAAATATATGAATTATATAAAGGATTTTCTTGAAAATACTCCGGAAGATATATATGAGTTTTCTATTATCCTTGAAGATGCATTAGTTGATGAGTACGATGCAATGCATGCGGAACAGCCGAGAGCAACTGAAATATTGGCAGAAGAAACCCCAGACATTTGTGCATCAGCAGAACCGGGAATGAAGCCAGAGGAGATTGAAAAATTTAAACGTGAGTTGGAAATTGAATACAACAAAGCGTTAAAAGCAGTTGTGTAGTTGCCACCAGTCGATATGACCGGTGGTATTTTTATACTCATTTAGGAGGTATCATGATAACTGTAACAGTAAAAGATAAAAAAATTAGCATGTCTGGTCATGCCTGCCGGAAAGATTCTAGTGGTATCGACCGAGCGTGTGCTGCAGTATCAGCGCTAACCTGTAATCTGATTAATTCATTAAGGGATTTGACCGGCGATAGAATCCGGGCAGATACAGGCAGCGGTATGATGGTAATTGAATGGGAGAATCTTTCAGATGGTGGAAAGCTTCTGATAGATTCATGGTTCCTGGGACTTACAGATATCAACCGGGAATACAATTGTATAGAATTTCGGTAACAAGCACCCGAGAGGGTGTTTTTATTATGTCCAAAACGTGAAGACAAGAAAAGCTCGGGAGCCTGTCGAGGCAAAACGGAGGTAGAAAGCATGAAATACAGAATGAATTTACAGCTCTTTGATGACGGCGCAGGAGCTGGCTCTGGTGGGCAGGGTGGAAATGCCGGGGCTGGAAACGGTGGTCAGGGATCCGCTGGGAGCGCATCCGGAGCGCATAATACTGGAACATATACCTATGAACAGCTGGAAGAGATCGCGAGTGCAAGGGTAGAGCGTTCAGAGAGAACAGCACTTGCAAATTTCTTTCGGACGCAGGGAATGACAGAAACTGAGGTCACACAGGCAATCAATAATTTCAAAGCAGAACGTGCTGCCAATCAGCCAGACGCTGCAAAGCTCCAGAAGGAGCGTGACGATGCTTTGAATGAGGTGCAGCAGATGAAGAATGAAAAATTCTTATCTGGGAAAGGTGTGAAATCAGAAGATCTTGATTATGTCATGTTCAAGGTATCGAAACTTGTAGACGATAAGACAACATTTGAGAAAGCTGCAGAAAGATTCCTGAAGGAGAATCCAAGATTTGCAGGTGGTACGAACAGTTATCGTATTTCAACATCTGCAGGGAACACTTCTGAGGGTTCTGGTGGAGATATGAACGCTTCCATCAATGATCGTATCCGTGCTGCAGCAAGAAGATAATGGAGGTATAAAATGAATAAAAACAGAATGAATTTAAGAATGTTCCAGGACGATGTGAATATTATCGACCGTACCGGAGCAGAGTCCCTGATTCCAACCCAGGAAGCAAAAGAAATTATTCAGGGTACAATTGCGCAGTCTGCAGTACTGTCAAGGGGACGTAAGCTGGCAAATATGACAAGCAAGCAATACAAGATGCCAGTTCTTGATATGCTGCCGATTGCCTATTTCGTAAATGGCGATTCTGGACAGAAAAAGACAACAAAGCAGGCATGGGATAAGAAATTTATCATTGCAGAGGAAATTGCGGTAATTGTACCGATTCCAGAATCTGTATTAGATGATTCAGACTATGATATTTGGGGCGAAGTAAAACCAAGGGTCACAGAGGCATTTGGAAATAAGATTGATGGAGCTGTACTGTTTGGTACCGATAAACCGTCTACTTGGAGAGACGATGTTGTTGCGACAGCCACAAAAGCTGGATCCGTGGTAACACTTGGCTCAGCGGATCCGCTGTATGACAAAATCATGGCAGAAGACGGTGTGATTGCCAAAGTTGAGAATTGCGGATACATGGTCAATGGTCATATGGCTGATATTTCCATGAGAGCGAAGCTTCGCGGGCTGAAAAATACCAACGGTGATCCGTTGTTCAAAACAGATATGCAGGGTTCTACACAGTATGCGCTCGACGGTTTTCCAATGAACTTCCCAAACAATGGTTCATTTGATAAGACTAAGGCACTGATGATTTCCGGAGATTTCTCACAGCTAGTATATTCCATCAGACAGGATATTACATTTAAGCTGTTTACTGAGGGTGTTGTTCAGAACACAGATGGATCTATTGCATACAACCTAATGCAGAATGACATGGTTGCACTTCGTGCAGTAATGCGTCTTGGCTGGGAGATTCCAAACCCAATCAATGCACTTGCAAAAGATAAAACCAAAAGATGTCCGTTCTCAACTCTGAAAGCAGGGGAGTAGGAGTAAATGTACGCAGATTATTCATATTATGCGGATCACTATGGCGGGGATATTCCTGAAAGGGAATATCCATCTGCTGAGCGCAGGGCTGAAGCTTATATCAGGAAACTGACTTATGTCAGAGGAAATATTTTTGCAGTTGAAAATACTGCAGTAAAAGATGCAGTGTGCGCGGTGGCTGACGTGTATTATTCCTGTAAAAAGAAGCAGGAAGCAGGTACGGTCAAGTCTGAGAATAACGATGGATACAGTGTATCCTATGCGGTAGAGCAGGCTGACGGTCAGACAATGGAAGAGCTGATCAGAAAGAAAGCGTATGAAGCGGCATCTACATATTTGCTTCCGACCGGGTGGTTATCAAGAAAGGTAGGGTGTTGTCATGCTGACGAATGCGACGATTACAATCTATAACCGAATTCCCGGAAAAAAGAACACATTTGACACCTGGCACAGAACAGTGATTAGAGATGTACATGTGTACGTGGATCACAAGGCATCTGTTGGAGATTCCGGGCTTAACAGCGCGGAAGTGTACAAGATTCGTATTCCTACAGATGTGGAGAATGCAGATCAGTATCTTCCACCAGAGGAATTTGTGAAGAAAGATAATCCGGGGAATTACTGGACGATTCAGATTGATGATCATATTGTCCTGGAAGAATGTACTAAGGAGATTGAGAAGCCGGCAGATCTAAAAGATGTACGACTGAGACACTGTAAAGTGTTGTCCTGGTCAGACAACCGCTTCGTAGGGCTCCCGCATTGGAGAATAGGAGGCGCTTAAGATGGCATCAAAGAAAAATTTCAGCATTACGACTCCGAGAGGAAGCGTATTCACAGAGATAACGGCGAACGGTTCTATCCAAGCGAGGCTTGAATGGAATCCGTCATTTGCCCGGACAAAAGCAGAGAACTTTTCGAAAGCTCAAGAGTTTGTCGATTCCGAATGCCTGAGATATATGAATCCGCTCACGCCAAGGAGAACAGGTATGATGATTAAGTCAGCAACGCTTGGAACTGTGATAGGCTCTGGATCCATTGAGTACCTGACACCTTACGCCCGCCGGCAGTATTACGAGCATAAGTCTAAAGCGAGATGGTTCGAAAAGATGAAGGCAAGCAACAAGGAGGCTATTCTGAAAGGAGCAGAGCAGATTGCAGGACGGTAAGAAACCGATTATCCAGAGTATCCGGGATTATGTTATGACGTACCCGGATATTGATGACCGGAAAATTAATATTGATTATCTTGGCAACGGAATGGAATATTCTATAGACCCAATTGGGGCAGATCCTATTTATAAAAGATATGTAGATGGGAGCTGCCTGAAACAATTCCAGTTCGCATTCACTTCGAAAGAAGCTTATGATGGTGACGCCAGAACAGGCATTGCCAACAGTGGTTTTTATCAGGATTTTGCGGAATGGACAGAACAGAACAATTTAGACGATATCCTCCCGGAGCTGGACGGTCACGATGCTATACGGGTAGACGTGTTGCAGTCCGGCTATTTATTTAGCACAGAGGAAGATCTGGGGCGGTATCAGATGATTTGCAGATTGATTTATAAGTAGGAGGTACAAAATGTCAGGAGCAGATACAAAAAAGAAATTAGTCGGAAGACACAAAAGAGTGGCATTTATGGACGTTGCCGGTGACGGAAAGACATATACCAGAATGACAGGATTCACGTCCATGTCTGAGAGCAAGAACGCTTCCGAGTACAGTCGCCATTATGTGGACGAAGAAAGTGAGAGAACAGATGTTGTGGGATATGCCCCATCAAACGATTATGAATTTGACCGCTATACCAATGATCTGGTACAGCAGAAAATTGCAGAAATCACAGATGATGAATTACTTGGCTCTGATGCACAGGTAAGCATCGTTGTGGTAGATCTTTTTGATATTAAGGCAGATACACCGAATACATGTGTTGCTAGAAAGCGTGATTGGAGCGTTGTTCCAGACAATTCAGGAGATGGAACTGATGCATTGATCTACAAAGGCAGCCTGAAAGCCAATGGTGAGAAAATCAAGGGTACCGCCACAACAACAGACAACTGGCAGACATGTACATTTGTAGCGGATTAATAAAAAGATAGGAGAGTGAGCCGATGAGCCTTTTTAAATACGGAAATCTCGAAGTTGAGATTGATTTTACAGATGTTGATTTTTTAGAAAATCTGGACGAAGCAAAGAAATTAATGGTTGATGAAGCAGCACAAGTACCGAAAACCGGAAAGACAGCGGATATTATTCGCGCGCAGTGTCAGTGTTATTTTAACTTTTTCGACCGGGTGATCGGAGAGGGAGCACACGAGGAGATGTTTCAGGGTAGAACCAGCCTTAATTCATGTCTCGATGCCACAGATGCACTGCTTAAGTTCGAAAATGATGAGGCGCTTAAACTGAATGAGAAATATAGTGATTATATGGTTCAGCAGCATGGGAACAGGCAGCAGAACCGTAATCACAATAAACAGCATGGAAAGAAGCACAATAAAGGAAATGTTAGTTATTATCCTAATTGTAATAGGTAGCATGCTATGAACATTCTGATTGATAAGTTCCCCGATACGGTATGCGTAAACGGGAAAGACTATGAGGTCGAGACAGATTTCCGGGAATGGATACGATTCACGAAGTTGGTGGAAGACGAGGACGTTCCGTGGCAAATTAAGTGCCGGCTATTATTGCAGTGGTATACAGATGGAATTCCGGACGATTTGGAAGAGGCGATTGAGGCTCTAGGGGATTTTCTTACAATGAGGCAGGATGGCGAAGAATCCGATGAGCCAATGCTTCCACCAAAACAAGTGTATTCTTTCGATGAGGATATGGTTTGGATTTACAGTGCATTCCGCGAAGCGTACGGAATCGACCTGCAGTCTGTGCCGTATATGCACTGGTGGGAGTTTCAGACGCTGTTCATCGGACTTCCGGACAACACAGAAATCAAACAGCGCATTTTGTACCGGAACACAGACCTCCGGGATATCAAGGATAAGGACGAGCGCAAGAGAGTGAAAAAGATTCAAGAGGCAGTTGCTCTCAAGAAAAAGAAGCGCAGGAAAATGACGGATTATGAGATTGGAGATATGTTCGCGTGATGAAGCATATGATTAAGATCCCGACAGAACGAAAATGGTACAGATGTCCTTATTGCGGTAAGAAGTTATTGATTTACGAGGATACAGCCAAATGTAGTGGAGTGTATCTAAACTGTCGGGAATGTAAAAGAGAAATAAATATTAAGATTTAAAAGCACATGTGAGCCGTTGAGCCGTGCTATCAGAAAGGATGATAGTATGGCAGACGGATATTTGAATTTTGATACCAAGATAAATGAAAAAGGTTTTAATGAGGGCGTTAGTAAGATCAGCAAGATTGCCACCACAGGTTTAGGTGTAGCGGTTGGCAATGCGATGACCAAGGTAGCTGGAAAAGTAGGTGAGATTGGTACCGCGGCCATTAAAGTCGGAATGACATTTGAAGCAGAAATGTCGAAAGTGTCTGCCATATCTGGAGCGACGGGTGATGAGTTGTCATCTCTGACAGATAAGGCAAAAGAGATGGGAGCCAAGACTAAGTTCTCAGCCACAGAATCAGCGCAGGCTATGGAATACATGGCTATGGCGGGCTGGAAAACCGAGGACATGCTCAATGGTATTGAGGGTATCATGAACTTAGCGGCTGCTTCCGGAGAGAATCTTGCGACAACTTCTGATATCGTAACTGATGCGTTAACGGCATTTGGATTGTCGGCGCAGGATTCTACGCATTTTGCCGATGTTCTGGCGGCAGCATCATCTAATGCAAATACGAATGTTTCCATGATGGGAGAGACATTCAAGTATGTTGCACCTGTGGCTGGAGCGTTAGGATTCAGTGTTGAAGATTGTGGCGTGGCCATTGGATTGATGGCGAATTCCGGAATCAAGGCAGGACAGGCAGGTACTTCTCTGAGACAGATGTTGAGTAGACTGACGAAGCCTACAAAAGAAGTACAGACCGCAATGAATACGTTAGGCCTGTCATTAACGGATTCAGTAGGAAATGTGAAATCCCTGGATACCGTTATGTCAGATCTTCGTAGTGGATTCAGTGGTCTGTCAAAGGCAGAACAGACACAGATAGCAACGTCTCTTGCGGGACAGGAGGCAATGTCTGGACTCCTTGCTATTGTCAATGCATCAGATGAAGACTTCAACAAGTTAAAGGATTCCATCTACAATGCAGATGGCGCTGCAGCTGAAATGGCGGCGACCATGCAAGATAACCTTGCTGGCCAGATTACAATTTTAAAATCTGGGCTGGAAGGACTCGGAATTTCAATCTATGAATCTGTTGAGGTCCCATTAAAAAATCTTGCTTCTGTTGGCGTTAAGGCCATATCTGACTTAAATGAAGCATATGCATCAGGAGGCTTTGTTGGATTCATCAATGAAATTGGAAATAAAGTTCCGATGCTTAAAAGCTTTACAGATGCAATTGCCGGTTTTGCCGAAAAAACAAAAGGAATGTCCACAGATGAGCTAATGAATCTTGGTAAATTGACCGGGGTATTGGTCGGTGCAGTTCCTGCTTTTTCGCTGATTGGCAAGAGTGCCGGAACATTTTCCGATATTCTTGGTGGACTTGGAGATGTCACAGGAGGAGCGATTACTGCAATCGGTAAGTTTCCGGACGGATTAAAAAATGCCAAGGGAGCAATTACTGGATTTGGTGGAAGTCTAAAGAATTTAGGCAGTTCAATTGTTGGACCATTTCAAGTATTAACGCCGAAGCTTAACAGTGTTATCGGAAAGACGTTCTCTTTTTTACCGACTAAGATTTCCGGATACGTTGGAAAGATTGGTCCTGCGATAGCAGAAAAATTTCCTAAAATTACATCCGCATTTCAAGATTTTGGCGGGTACATCGGAGCCTGGGGAGGGCAGATAGGAACAGCATTCCAAGGAGTTCTTGGAAAAGTAGCCGGATTCATGCCCGCATTTGCAAATCTTATGGGATTTGGGGCTGTACTCGGAGTTGTAGCCGTGGGGCTTGGCTTATTATACAGCCAGTTCGGTACACAGATAGACCAGATACTGCTTATGATGCAGACTAAGGGACCGGAGGTTATCACCAATTTCTGCAATGGAATTGTAGCAGCATTACCGAATTTGATTGTGCAAGGCGCTACGATGCTGAATAACCTCATGCTTGCGATTACAGCAAATCTACCGGCAATTATTCAAGGTGGTATTGCAATTGTATCTACTCTGATTACAGGCATTGCGCAGCAGTTACCTACATTGATTCCAACAGCGCTCATGATGATTGTGACGTTGGTCAGTTCGTTACTGTCTAACGTTGGACAACTGGTAGACGCAGGCATTAACCTATTGGTTGGACTGGCACAGGGAGTTGTGAATGCACTTCCGCAGCTAATTAATAAGGCACCGACGATTATCGGGCAGTTAGCAACAGCAATTATTTCTAATCTGCCGAAGATTTTGCTTGCTGGAATTAAGATTATAACGATTCTGGGAACCGGACTTATCCAGGCAGTGCCACAGCTTATTGGTAAGATTCCATCGATTATCAGCCAAGTAAAGAACGCATTTACAAGTGTTGATTGGGGCAGCGTCGGAATGAACATCATTAAAGGAATTGCGAACGGCCTCAAGGGTGCCGCAGGAGCAATTGTAGAAGCTGCCAAAGGTGCAGCGGAAAGCGCACTGAATGCGGTCAAGAATGCATTGGGTATTCATTCCCCGTCACGGGTATTCCGCGATCAGGTAGGTAAGATGATGGCTCTTGGAATGGGAATCGGATTTGAGCGAAATATTCCAGTCAAGTCCATGAGTACCGGAGTTCAGAAGGCAGTAGCTGGATTACAGAAATCCGTAGACATTGCACTGTCTGCAAGAACTTCAGATAAGACTGTAGGAGGTGTGAAGAGTATGCCAGGATTCGATAATAATGATATTGATTATGACAGGCTGGAAAAAATCCAAATGAAAGCAGCGGATAAGATTGCAAAGCGTCCGATATTTCTTGACACGAAACGGATAGACACACCATTACCGGAAGGAGCGGTACCTGTATGGTAAAAGCATATTATAAAAATAGTAAAGGAGTGGTGCTCTGGTTGACCAGGGCGCCTTTTCGTACAATCGATGCAGACTGGTTTGACAGTACGTGGAAAGAGAGCGACAGCGGATATGAGAAAACTGTGACACTGGATGTATTTGGAAAGAGAGAAGAGTTCATACAGAACATGGAAACACTGTATAAAATCATTTCTGTTGATGCTGAAACGGGCAATTACGGACGTTTGTATGTCAATGATACATTTCTTCCGTGTCAGATTTATACAACCAAGAAAACAGGATGGAAAGGGTATGTGTATACCGAAGTAGAGCTTACCTTCCTTGCTCCGGAATTGTCCTGGATCACAATCCTGGATAAAAGATTTTATCCACAGATTAAGCCAGCGCCAGACAGTGGGTTGGATTTTTCAGCAGACATTCCATTTGATTTTACAAATGAGAAACGCGGATCCAGTTCATTTGAAATCAATCATATTATTCCGTCGGATTTTGAGATGATTGTTTACGGTCCATGTATCAATCCGAAGGTGCTTATTAATGGATATCCGTATGAAATCTTAACCACGTTAGAAAGTAATGAATATCTGATTCTTAATACCGCAGAACAGACGATTACGAAGTATCTGTCTAATGGCACGACAGATAACCTGTTTAACGTAAGAGGATATGATTATTCAGTTTTTGAAAAGATTCCACCGGGGCTTATAAATGTGAACTGGAGCGGAGACTTTGGAATAGATCTATATATTTTTCTGAAGCGGAAGGAGGCAGCATGGTAATACTGGCTACCAAAGAGCGGGAGCTCGGGACAGCACCGCTGAAAAAAGCAAATTGTTCCTTTGATGTGAATGGAAATAAGATATTTTCGGTAAAGATTGCCAGGTGTTATTGGACAGATGAAATGACATTCGGGAATATGGTATATATTCCAGATACAGAGTTTGGTGGAATTATTGGAAAGGTTCTTACCAGCACGACATTGGATTATGTAGAACTGAAAGGGTATACGTGGCGGGGAAGATTGGAGCAAAAGATCATATCTCCGCCAGCTGGAAGTGATTACAAGATTGTGTCTGGAGAATTAAATGCAGTGCTTAAGTCGCTTATTGAACCGGAATATGACGGACTTTTTATTGTGTCAAGCAAGGATACGGGAATATCGGTCAATAATTATCAATTCGACAGATACTGTACTCTGCTAGATGGCGTCACAAAGATGCTGAAAAGTAAAGGTTGCAGGCTTGATATCCAACACAGGAGAGAACAAGGCGTTCCAGGATATGTGCTGATCAGAGCAGTTCCAATTGAAGATTATTCTGATCAAATCGAACTGTCCAAGGATTGTGGGTTGAATTACACAATGGAAGACATCCGGGATGGAGTGAATCATTTGATTGTAACCGGCAAGGGAGAATTGCAAGACAGAAATGTCTTCCACTTGTATGTCTGGCCAGATGGAACTATCAAGAAGATGCAATATTATAAAGGGCTGGACGAGATATCTCAAGTGTACGAAAATACATCAACTGAGACAGATCAACTGGAAGAACAATCAGTTAAGAAATTGCAGGAGATTATGAGCAAAAAGATATTTGGTATGGATGTTGAGAAACTTGGAATTGATGTGCGTATTGGAGATGTGGTAGGCGGCCGTGATTATCTGACCGGTATGTACGGAGCAAAGCCAGTTGAAAATATCATTTGCAGTATTACGGCCGGAGTTGTATCAAAAGAATATGAATTGGAAGGAGAAAAGGATAATGGAAATAGTTAGCGGAAGAACCGGAAAACCTCATGTGACGAGTCAACAGTTTCGCCAACTTATAGAGGGGACCGTGGGACAAGAAAGCTGCATATTGACATCTGGAGAAAATTTAGAACCAGAGCTTGCATCTAATAATTCCTTGAAAATACGTAGCGGAATGTTAGCTCATCATGGAAACATTTCCAGCGTGAAGATTGGAACATATGACGCGGTGAACCTTAGCAATGGCAGCCAGGGAATGAAGCGTATCGACCTTGTTGTGTGCCGGTACACCAGAAATGCTGAAACAGAAGTTGAAAGCTGCAATTGGGTTGTGATTATGGGAACACCTGTTTCGTCAAATCCTGTAGCGCCAACGTATACAGTTGGAAATTTACAGGAGGGCGACCTTGTAGATGACTGCCCGGTATTCGAGGTCCATTATGATGGGATTAATGTGACAGAGGTAAAGAAAATACTGTCTGTAGCACCGAATCTTACTGAATTAAATAGCAATATAAAAATATTAAATTCTAAAAATGACAATGGTCATGCACTTAAAGTGTTTAATGCATCCGAAAATCTCGCATATGGGTGCTGGGATGATGGTTTGTATCGTTATGGCGGTTACTATGGCAACGGCGCGCCATCTGACTGGGCTGGCATTATGTTGGTGTCCGTAATCTTCATTAATGGAGAAGTCAACGGCTATCTTAAAGTTGCATGGGATATGAGCATGACCCAGTACATCATGAAAAACAACAAGGATGGATCCGTGGCTCAGGCGTGGACGAAACTGTAACTATGCTGGTCTGTATACCATGAGGTAATTAATTCGGCAATCTCCGGCAATTTTCGGATAATAATATTGATAATAGCTTCCACTGTCCTGCCAATATTCTGGCTCATATAGGTGTACATCGGTAATTAATGCATCACCATTATTGGTAATAATTGTAAGTCTCTGCGGATCAAATTTACTGCCGAACAGTTCCCACAACTCAGCTTTTGTGAATAATTGGATGTAATCATTTGAACCACTCAGAGTTACCTTTTTAGTACCACCTACAATAATCAATGCTCCGCCTAAAAGATTGTATACTTGCTGTGTGCCATTGTTTTGAGCGACATCACCACTTTTGCTATTTTATTAAGCAACAAATTGTTGCATCATATGAATTCCCTGCATGCTACGATAAGCAAAAAGGAGATTGATATGGAACAACGAATCATGGAAGTGTTAAGGAGAATGCAACCAGTCTTGGAGGACGAGGAACTCCGGGAGCTTAAGAATGTGCTGCACATGGTATTTTCCGGGTGCGACGTCGCACAAAAGACAGAGGTACAATGCGTGGACGATTCCTGGAGGATTGACCTGGAAGATTACTTAATGTCTAAGGCATTGGAGGGCAAGAGTACTGATACGGTTAATCGGTATCGATATGAGCTGACAAGATTGTTATCATACATCAATAAGGCAGTAGCAGATATTACAGACGGAGATATATCCAGATATATGCGAGCCTATAAGAGCATCCGGGAGGTGCAAAATAGCACGCTCAAAGGAGTGCGTGCAGTATACAGTAGCTTCTTCGTGTGGTTGCGTGATCATGATAGAATTCGGAAGAACCCGATGGTACTGGTGGAATCAATCAAGGTGGAGAAACGCGTCAAGCGTCCATTCACAGATACGGAACGTGAGCAGTTGCTTAGAAGCTGTGCAACTATCCGGGACAAGGCTATGATGGAATTCTTATATTCCACAGCAGTCAGAGTGTCGGAGCTTGCCAGTCTTGATATTGATGATATCCGGTGGAGCACCAAGGATTTAATTGTATACGGTAAGGGCGGAAAAGAAAGGACGGTGTACCTGAATGAACGCACGAACATGTATCTGCAGGAATACCTGCAGAGCAGAACCGATAATAATCCAGCATTATTTGTAGGACTTAAGAGTCCACACAATCGGTTATCGAAGGCTGGAATAGAAGATATGATAAGACGTACCGGAGAACGTGCAGGAGTCGAAAAGGCTCATCCACACAGATTTCGAGGTACGAGCATTACCAATGCCATTAACAGAGGCATGCCGTTACAGGAAGCTTCTATCATGGCAGGACACGCTAAAACTGAGACGACAATGTTGTATTGCAACGTTGATCAGGAGAGCGTGAAATATCACCACAAGAAATATTTAAGCGCATAGCTTTTTTACCACAATTCACAATCACTCACACTCGGCAATGGTCGGGTGCTTTTGTTATGTGCTTTTATATAGTAACCCGAAAACAAGATTGAAAGGAGGAGTACTTAATAAAATAGCAATAGCATAATTAAATCTGGTCATAATGATAATGGATATTATCGCAAATACGCTGATGGCACACTTGAAATGTGGGGAAGTAAGCGTTTTGATAATATAAATATGCAAACTCCAGATAATTGGAATTATTATTGTGGTGGAAGAGTTAATGTTCCCCTCCCAATGGAATCCAAAACCTGGGTTTCAGTTATAGCAACAGCAGCCGGATCATGTGCTCCTTGGATTTCAATTCCACAAAATGGGCTTGGTACAGAATTATTTCAAGCATGGATATATTCTTCAAACAAATCTGCAAGCGAAACAATTACGATTTTTTGGCGTTGCTTTGGAACATGGAAATAGTTTGCCTATCGCTGTTTCTGACTAAAATGCTTATGGATATGTGTAAACTATTCTGTAATTAATACGTACACTACAGCTTAACTTTTGAGCAAAATACTGATAGATATGGCCTTGCCAGATTTCTGCCCCTAAAAAGCGTGTATTCGTAGCTTCATTGTCACCGTTACATGTAGCTATGCTGAGACGGGTTATACTGTATGACTGACCAAAAATTTCATTCAGTTCATCTTTGTCCACTAGACGTATATAATCTGTCCCACGTACATTTTTAACTGCTGAGCCGGACACAACTCTTATTTTTCCACCACATAAATCGTATATTTGCTGAGAATCATTATTTTTTATAATTTGTATTGTTTTGCTATTTTATTAAGTATTCCTCCTGGAAAGGAGTAACAATTGAAGATTATATTCAATGATGCGACTGAATTAACCATTCAGTCAGCCGACCTTCAGGATAATGGAGGACTTCTGATCAAGACGATTTCTGATACAGAAGAGAATTTAAAAACCATGTTCCAGGATCAGATGAAGACTAAGAAGATGGTTGTGAAAGAGCGGGAGTCTACGATTGCGGAGTATGAGAATTACACCAACCAGGACGCTATTGTGAAATACACAGCCGGAATACTAGGTGTAGTCATGTATAAGGTTGGACAGACTCCGACAGAGCTGATGGAAGCTCTGAAGAAAGAGAATCAGAGACTGGCTGAGGAAAACAAAGAATTATCCGCGACAGTAGACACCATTTTAACAGATATCTTACCAGCACTTGAAAATGTTAAGTAGATAGAAAGGAAAAGAAAGGA